CTAAAAGCAATTCATGGTCTTGATGCCGAAACTGAACTTTCAAATATTTTGAGTTCAGAAATTTTGGCAGAGATTAACCGCGAAGTTATCCGCACAATTTATGGTAACGCCAAAACTGGTGCCCAAAACAACGTAGCCACAGCCGGTACATTCGATATGGATGTTGATTCAAACGGTCGTTGGATGGTTGAAAAATTCAAGGGACTGATGTTCCAGATTGAGCGCGAAGCTAATGCTATCGGGCACGACACACGTAGAGGAAAAGGTAATATCCTTATGACTTCTTCGGATGTTGCTTCCGCATTGCAAATGGCTGGTGTACTTGATTACACACCTGCTCTTTCCGGTAACGATTCCTTGAATGTTGATGACACACAATCAACATTTGCTGGTACACTTAATGGTCGTTATAAAGTATATGTTGATCCATATGCAACAATCCAAGACACAAATTGGTTTGTACTAGGATATAAAGGTTCTAGCGCATATGATGCAGGACTTTTCTACTGCCCATACGTTCCACTACAAATGGTACGTGCGGTTGGTGAGAACAACTTCCAGCCTAAGATCGGATTCAAGACACGTTACGGAATGGTGTCTAATCCTTTCTCAACTGGAACTGCTGCTTCTAGTGATGGATCACTCACTTATAATACTAATGTTTATTACAGACGATGTCTTGTTACAAACTTGATGTAATCTTGTATTAAATTAAGTGATATAAATAAGGGTAAGGGGTCTTAGATTCTTTACCCTTTTTTTATGCTCACGAGGTATCAATGGCACAAGCATCCACCGGAGTACGCGGTACAGATAATATAAATTACCTTTCACCTACTGGCTTTAGATTTCTTTGCTCTGCTATGCCAGAAACTCAATTTTACTGTCAAACAGCCAATTTACCTGGCGTTTCAATATCAGAAATACCTGTTCCCACACCTCATAAACAACATTATGTAGCTGGTGATAATGTGACATTTGATGAATTTTCAATAACAATAATTGTTGATGAATATCTAAGAAATTGGGAAGAAATTCAAACATGGATAATTGGTCTAGGAAAACCTTTTGGATTTAAAGAGTATGAAAAAAGAAAAGAAGCCGGAGTTGATACAACTGGATCTTTATTCATTCTTACTGGTTCAAAAAATCCCTCATTGAGATTCGATTTTTATAATTTATGGCCTAAATCTATCGGATCAGTTCAATTTGATATAATGGCTGCCGATATAACATATTCTACAGCAGATGTAGTTTTTCAATATAATTATTATACAATGACAAGGCTAAACGAACCCACATAAAACATTATGAAATTAAGTGATATTCAAACAATGTGGCAAAAAGATTGTCAGATTGATGATACCAAATTAGATATAGAATTATTAAAACTCCCCAATCTTCATAGTAAATACTTAGGGATTTATAACGATGAATCTCTTTCTCAAAAGAAGTTATTTTTTGAAAATAAGAAACTTCTAAAGTTTAAAACTATTTGGTATGCTGGAAAAATGAGTGAAGAAGAATTAGAAGAGCAAGGCTGGGAACAATTTAAAATTAAATTAATCAAAGGATATGAACCTAAAATAGAAACATATCTTCAGGGAGATGATGATTTAATTGAAGCAAATCAAAAACTGGAATATCAAAAGATAAAAGTAGAGTTTTTAGAATCGATTATCAAATCCCTAAATACTAGAGGATATAATATTAAATCGGCTATTGACTTTTTACGATTTACAATGGGACAATGATATTAAAAAAAATAGATGATGTTCATTTATTAGTGGAATGTGAAAGAGGTCAAGCTGCAGAATTAAATGATTACTTTACGTTTGAAGTTCCAAATGCTAGATTCACATCGTCCTACAAAAATGGATTTTGGGACGGTAAAATTAGACTATTCGATATAAGAACAAGGAGATTATATTATGGACTTGCTGAATATGTTAAAAAATTCTGTGATACCGGAGACTATGAGTTACAAGTTGATAAAAGTTTTACGTTCGGTAATAATAATTTCACTGATACTGATTGCTCTCGGTTATATGGACACTACGCTTTAAATCTAGAACCTAGAGATTATCAATTAAGAGCTGTAACACATTGTATTCAAAATGATAGATGTTTACTCTTGTCTCCAACAGCCTCTGGTAAATCTCTTATAATATATTTACTTTTAAGATATTATAATACAAGGAGTCTTATAGTGGTACCAACTGTATCATTAACACAACAAATGTATACAGATTTTCAAGAATATAGTAATGAGTGGAACGTGGAAAAAAATTGTCATATTATAAGTGCTGGTAAAGAAAAAGAGACTGATAAGCCAGTAGTTATATCAACTTGGCAATCAATATATGGTATGCCTAAAAGTTATTTCGAAGAATTCGAGTTTATGGTGGGAGACGAAGCACATCTATTTAAAGCCAAATCTTTAACTTCTGTAATGAGTAAGTTAAAAAAATGTAGATACAAATTTGGCACAACGGGTACATTAGATGATACTCAAACTCACAAGTTAATTCTTGAGGGATTATTCGGTCCAATTTTTAGTGTGACCCAAACAAAAGATTTAATTGATGCAGGATATCTTTCACAATTTTCTATTAAAGCTCTCATATTAACTTATAGTGATGAAGAAAAAGCTAAGTGTAAAGGGTTTTCATATCAAGATGAAATGGATTATATTGTTAGACATCCTAAAAGAAATAAATTTATTAGAAATTTAGCAATTGATCAAAATGGAAATACCTTGCTTTTATTTCAGTTTGTTGAAAAACATGGTGAAATATTATATAATATAATAAAAGAAAAAGCAGAGGATAACAGGAAAGTATTTTTTGTATATGGAGGAGTTGATGGATCAGACAGAGAAGAAATCAGGAAAATTACAGAAAAAGAAACCGATGCGATTATTGTGGCTTCATTCGGAACTTTTTCTACTGGTATTAATATTAGGAATCTTCATAATATCATTTTTGCCAGTCCTTCTAAGTCTAAAATAAGAAATTTACAATCGATAGGAAGAGGATTGCGAAAAGGGGATAATAAAAAAGAAGCAGTATTATTTGATATAGCTGATGATTTATCTTATAAATCTTATACCAATTATACACTTAAACATTTTAAAGAAAGAATTTCCCAATATAATGAACAACAATTTAAATATAGTATGTTTCACATTAGGATGTAATTTTATATATTCTCCGGTGCCGACAACATATTTATTATAATATAATTTTTCAAAAAAATCAACCGTAAGTTAACAGTTGATATTATTACAGAAATAGGGTATAATATAGGGTATAGTTATGGATAAAGAAACAGCAATAAAAGTTTTATTTGAAGAGAATAGGATGCTCTTACCTACTAATAGGTGGGCAAAATATCATCAATTAGAACACGAATTATATCACCATAATAGTATAGATTCTGTATTTTTAAATGAACTTAATGTAGATCTATCTAAAATGGTTAGTTTAATAACTGATTATGGTTATGGCGATATTGTTTGTAATATGAATTATTGGTTGTGGTTAAATGAAATTAGACCTATAAGATTGAAAATTTTGTATGATGAAACCCATGAGACAAAAGGGTTCAATAATAAAGAATCCACTTTAGCCAAAATTGAATATATGGTTAAAGAATGGGATTCAGATATTGAATATAAATTTACTAAAATAAGAAGGTCTTTCGGAAATATTTTAAGAACTTATAAAAGTGCTTTGAAAGGTAAAAATCTTTTTGCTCATATAGATAGAACTCATAGAAATATGTGGTATAAGTATGTTCCAACTAATATGGAGCAATATGTGTTTTCACCGCTTTCAACACAAATGGAATGGTATCCAACTAAAACACAATGGAAGAGACCTAAAAAAGATTCTGTTTGTATATACAAATATTCTCCGCCGATTGGTTGGGATTTGATTTCGCAAAATTCTTTTGAAAACATCGGTGATAAAATGATATCACGAGATGAAAAAGTTGTTACTACATATTGGAATGATTTGGAAAAGGCATTAAAGAAATCCAAACGTAGCATAGAGTATCTTCATTATACTATGACTCCTAAACAGCTCTTTACCGCAATTTCAAATTGTTCTTATCTAATATCATCGCGCGGTGGTTTTGCTTACTTAGCACAGCTTATAGGTACTCCTACAGTGATTGTATTTCCTCCGGCAGATATGATTCCAGAGAGAAATTATACTCCGCAAAGTGTTCAATTTCATCAAAAAACAATGAAGTTGTTTTATCCAACAGAAATAGCTACCGTTGATATTGAAGAGTTGTCTGCCCAAAATACTATGCAAAAAACAACAACTTATCATAAAAAGAAAGAATATCCAACTTTAGAATCAATGCAAAGGTTAAAACAAGATGCAACGAATTTTCAGGATGAAATTGTAAATGTATATAGAGAAGCACAAAAAAAAGATGCTGAAGCCCGACCACAGAACCAAGTTAAAGAGAAAGTAGATATTCTCATACCACCACCGGCTAAAGCAAAAGTGACAA